TAACTTATTAAAAATATTTGGAGTAAATATGTCTAAAACCTTACAAAAAAACAAAACTACTGTAACATTTAATGATGAAATGTACGATTTTGAGTCATTAAGTGTAGAATGTAAGTTGACTGTAGCTAAATTGACCAGATTAGAGCAAGAATTTAGTAAATTAGCCTATGAAATAGAAAAATTAGAGGTATTTAAATCTAATTTAATGGAAATAATGAAAAAACAACTGCCAGAAAAGTCATTAGGCATAAGTAAAAAGTCAAATGGTTAAACCATATTTAAATTTAAGGTTAGATGAGTGTATAATCGCACTAAAAGATCTTGTAAAAGATTATAAAGAAAACAATTCTAAAGAATCTCTATTATTACTACTAGATATACTAGAAGAAATAGAGATTCCTGAGTTGGTTAGTGACATTATACCAGATTATGAAGCCCAAGCATAAAACAGCTTTAATAGCATCCGACCAACATTTCCCTTTACATGACCCAAAAGCTATTAGTTGTACATTACAAGCAATTGAAATTGTAAAACCTGATATATTTATAAACATTGGTGATGTGGGTGAGTGGGAAAGTGTGTCTGCTTGGAAGTGGAAAGGCAAAAAATGTCCACCACTTGAGTATCAAACACCTATAATAGAGAAAGATATTGAAGATGTTAATGAAGGTATGGACCTTTTTGATACTGCTTTGGATAAAGTTAAATGTAAAACAAGACATATGCTTGAAGGTAACCATGATGATTGGACTAATAGGTTTGTAGAGAGATACCCTTATATGGCTCAATATGCCTTCAAAAACGCAGTTTCTTTAAAGAAGCGAGGTTATGTATACCATACATACAATAAACCTCTTAAAATAGGCAAAGTTAATTTTATTCATGGGGCATATGCTACAACATATCATGCAAAGAAACATTTGGAAGCCTATGGTTCTAATATTGTTTATGGTCATACCCATGATATACAAAGACATTCTTTAACTAAATTAGACTCAGGGACTATAGGAGCATGGAGTATAGGGTGTTTAAAGGATATGAGACCTGAAAAGAACAAATGGTTAAGAGGTAGATTACATAACTGGAATCATGCATTTGCTATAGTGAACTTTTATCCTAACAATAATTTTCAAGTAGAAGTGATTGAAATACAAAAAGGGGAGTGTTTTGTATGGGGAGAGCACATTATTGGCTAGTATTGATGTACAACCTGTATTCATACGAAAAGTTAAAGGTGTTATTCATTATGCCTATAAAGATGATATTGACCTAAAAAGTGTACATCCTCATGCAGAAATCGTTCTTAACGCTCAATATGCTGAAAAAGGTGATTGGGTAACAAGTCATAACGGAGTTTTATCACAGGTACTCCAGAAAGGTAAAGTTGGAAAGACACCATATATTCGTACTATTTATGGTATGTTTAACACAAACGCAACCACCACTCTTCCAAATGAACCCCATAAGAACATTTATGGGTTTACTAAGACTTATGTATGGGCAGATTCTGATAAGTTGGAAACGACTGCAGCCGAAGAAGCCTTTGCTAGGTTGGTTGCTCAAGCAGTTCCTAAAGACTTAGCATTCTTACAATCATTTGGGGAAAGAGATCCTCAGTATGTAAAAAGAAAATCAACTTATTTATTAAGACAAAAAAGGATAAAAAAGATAGTGGATAAAGAATTAAAGAAAATAATGGACTCTGTTGGGCTAGACGAAGAATTTTTAATGACTAATCTGTTTGATATCATTATGAATGCAGATAGATATGGTGATAAGAAGGCTGCAATAGAGATGGCTTGTAAACTTAGAGGAATGTTTCCAAAAGAAAAACAAACTGGAGCTCTTGCTATAATGCAAGAAGTTAGAGGTTTTACAAGACAAGAGATAGAAGAGTTTCAAAAACCATCATTAGAAGTTCCAAATCCTAAAGATTCTAGTGATGACAATTGATTGGAGTAAATATAATGACAAAACCCCTGATGGAGAATTGGCTGATAAGACTATTAAGTATTGCATCGTATGTAATAGGTGTTATGATACTAGGTATTATAAAGATGTTATCGACCCTACTGAAGTCATATACTACGATGATTTCCCAACATATGGAAAAGAGAAACAAACCTGTAAAAACTGTAAAGAGGGACAGGTATGACGATGTCGGATGGTGTTGATAATTTTAATATCATACCACCACAATCTGTTTTAGCAGAAAGAGATAAGGTATTACAAAGAGCTTATAAAGATCTTATCTTTTTTGGTAAAGCATTTTTACCTAATGATTTTTTAAATAAAAGTGATTCACCACCATTTCACTATGAAATAGGCAGAAAACTTATATCTACTCAAGCAGGACAAAGAATCTGTATTATATTACCAAGAGGTTTTGGTAAAAGTATTCTATCTAAATCAGCTATTATGCACAAACTATGCTTTAGTGCAGAAGATGAACAACATTTCTTTGCTTGGGTATCAGAAGAGCAAGGTCAATCCATTGACCATATTAAATATATTCGTGCACATTTTGAAGATAATAAGATGATTAAATATTATTTTGGTAATATGGATGGTGGAACCATGGGTAAACGCTGGACAGAAAAAGATTTAGTTACTACTCGTGGTGATAGAATAATAGCAAAAGGTACAAGTCAAAGATTAAGAGGTAGAGCAGAAGTAGATGTAAGATATACTGGTATTATCTTAGATGACTTTGAATCAGAACTTAATACTAAAACACCTGAAAGAAGAGCTGATATTAAAAAATGGGTAGTATCAACAGTATATCCTGCATTAGAAGAAAGTCCTGGAAAAGAAGGTTGGATATGGTTATCAGGAACTATTGTGCATTTTGATAGTTTTTTACAAACTACTTGTGATGGTTATAATAAAGCAAAACAAAATAATACAAGTTATCCTTGGGATGTTACATTTAAAAGAGCAATACAAGATGAAAAGCCCATATGGAAAGAACAATTTCCTTTATCTAAACTAAAACAAAAGAAACAAGAGTTTATAGAAGCAGGTCTTGTAAACAAGTTTGCACAAGAATATATGAATGATGCAAGAGATGTTAGCTCTGCAGCATTTAAAATAGATCGTGTTCAAAATCATAACTTTGATTTTAAAGAAAAAGGTAAGTTTACTTATTTAATAGGTAAAGATGAAGCTATCCCTGTAAATGTATACATAGGTGTAGACTTAGCAGCAACTGCATCTGAAACATCTGACTATCAGGTTATAATGGTTATGGCAATAGATGCAGAAAAAAATAGATATGTATTAGAATATTTTAGAGAAAGAATACCAACTTTTGATATGCCTATGAAAATAGTAGAAATGGCAAAGAAATATAATCCAGTAAGAAGGGTAACTATTGAAACGGTAGCTGCACAAGAAATGGTAAGAGATATGGTAGAAAGAATATCTTTTACAGATAGAAAGTTATTACCAGGAATATTTAAGGGTGTAAAGCCACCACATGGTATAAATAAACAAGATAGACTTGAAACTTGTTTAGGTCCAATAGTAAATAGTAAAAAATTATATATACGAAAAGAAATGAGTGAACTTATTGATGAGTTGTTTGAACATCCTAAACCAAAAAATGATGACTTGATGGATGGTTTGTATTATGCAGATTATTTTGCAAGACCACCTAAAAGTGAAAAAATAGACTTATCAGATTTTAATTCTAATAAACCAACTAAAGTAAAAAGAAAAAGGAGGACTGGGTACAATTGGCTAACTGGTAGTAGAAACTAAACTTATGGTTTAAGTTAACATTGAAACCTTTTTAAATTTACCCAATAAATTATGCCTAAATTTAGCAGAAAATCTTTATCAAAACTTGAGACCTGTGATAAGCGTTTACAGGATCTTTTTTTAACAGTCGTTAAAAAATTTGATTGTACCATTCTTGAAGGTCATAGAAGTAAAGATAGACAGAATAAGTTATTTGATGAAGGTAAATCAAAACTTAAATACCCTAAAGGCAAACACAATTCATTACCTAGTAAAGCAGTAGATGTAGCACCTTATCCAATTGATTGGAATGATAGAGAGAGGTTTACATATTTTGCTGGATATGTTATAGGTATAGCATATCAAATGGGTTTAAAGATAAGATGGGGTGGAGATTGGGATATGGATACTCAAGTAAAAGATAATAACTTTGATGATTTACCACATTTCGAAATAAAAGAATAATGCAAAGACAAACATTAAAACCATTTCCAGAAGAGCCTAATACAGATACTGTACCAGCAATGCTAACTCCTGGTGAGTTTGTTATTAGAAAAGATGCAGTAGATCAAATAGGTGTAGATAAATTAAATTTAATGAACAATATAGATAGACTCAGTAGGTTATCATCTTTAATGGAATATAGACCTTCAGGGTATCAAGAAGGTGGAGAAGTTATGTTAAAAACAAAAAAAGAAAATTTACCAAACCCTGGTCTAAAAGCCTTGTTTGATTCTGGTGCTAAAGGAAAAGAAGCATTAGAGAACATGGGTTTTCAAGATGGTGGTAAGGTTATGAACTATTATGGTGGTGGTAGAGTTATGGATATGATGAATCCCAACATGATGAGAAGAGGTATGATGGGAGGTGGTAAAGTAGAATCAGATGCATTAAGTGTATTTGGAGATAAATCTGCTGCCGCTGATAAAATGAATATGGTTATGACTTTACAAAGCATGAGAATGCAACAAGGTGGTATGGTTCCTGGAATGATTCCACCACAAGAAATGCCAGCACCAAGTTTACCTCCAGCAGGTATGATGATGCAAGAAGGTGGTATGGTAGAACAACCAATGCCACAGGGAGAACCTATGGAAATGGATATGCCACCAATGCCTACAGG